ACATCAGAGCAGAAACTTCTGCTGGCGCATCTAATGGTGAATTAGAATTCTATGTTGAGAATGCTGCTGGAACTGGAACAATCAAAGCTGCAGGATTGACTAGAACAAAACTAGCAATTCTTCCAACAACAACTTCTTCTAGCAGCACGACTGGTGCTTTAACAGTTGCTGGTGGCGCAGGCATCGCAGAAAACTTATATGTTGGCGGTAATACTGTTATTACTGGAGATCTTACTGTAAATGGAACTACAACAACTATTAATTCAACAACAGTTTCTGTTGATGATAAAAATATCGAATTAGGTTCTGTAGCAAGTCCTACTAATATTACTGCAGATGGTGGTGGTATTACTCTTAAGGGAACTACTGATAAAACATTTAACTGGGTTAATGCGACTTCAGCTTGGACTTCTTCTGAGCATTTAGATCTTGCTTCTGGTAAATCTTACTATATTAATGGCACTAATGTTCTTAGCGCAACAGCATTAGGAACTGGTGTTCTTACTATTGGTGCTACTTCTGGAACATTAACTTTACAGAATCCAACTATTATTGGTCAAGCAACAACACAGAATTTATTTAATACTGTTGCTACTACTTTAAATATTGGTGGTGCAGCTACTACTCTATCTCTTGGTGCTTCAACTGGCACAACTACTGTAAATAATGGTTTAACAGTAACTGGAACTAGCACTCTTGGTACTACAAATATTTCTGGTATTACTCACTTTACTAATGCTACTCAAACAACAGCACCAACAGATGGTTCTGTTTATATGGATGGTGGTTTAGGTATTGCTAAAGACCTTCGTGTGGGTGGAACTATCTACGCAGGTGGCAACGGAGTTATTTCAGGTAACATTACTATTACTGGTAACATGACTGTTACTGGAACAACAACTACAAATGCTTCTGCTGCATTAACTGTAACAGACTCTGTTGTTTATGTTGCAGATGGTAATCCAGCAAATGCTCTTGATATTGGTTTAATTGGTACCTATACATCTTCAGGTGCTAAGAAAACTGGTATTGTAAAAGACCATATCGATTCAACTTGGAAATTCTTTTCAAATCCAACAAATGCTCCAACAGCAGGAACAACAGTAAACTTTACTGGTGCTACATATGATCCTGTTAAAATGGGTGCGCTTACAGCAACCAACGGAACATTTTCTGCTGCATTAACTTATGGTGGTGTAACTCTAAGCAACGCTGTTACTGGTACTGGTAACATGGTTCTTTCTAGTTCACCAACACTAACAACTCCTACTCTTGGTGTTGCTTCTGCCACTAGCATTAACAAACTTACAATCACTGCGCCAGCAACTGGTTCTACCTTAACCATTGCTGATGGCAAAACATTAACTGTAAACAACACACTAACATTCAGCGGAACTGATGCTTCTTCAGTTGCTTTTGGTACTGGTGGTACTGTTGTTTATACATCTAATAAATTATCAGTTCATGCTGCAACTACTTCTTCTGAACTAGCAGGAGTTATCTCCGATGAAACTGGTACTGGTGTTTTAGTATTTGGTACTGCTCCAACTTTCACCACTTCTATTGATGGTGGTGCAACATTTAGTGCTTTTGGTAGTTCATCTGCTCTTACCATTGGTTTTACTGGAACTGGTGCTGCTTCTACAACTAATATCGGCACTGCTGCATTAACTGGTGCGTTTACTAAAACTATTAATATCGGCACTGGTGGTACTACTGGTTCTACTACTGCTATTAACTTAGGTTCTACAGTTGGATCTACCACTACTATTAGTGGAGTTCTTTCTCTTGCTGGTTCTAGTTCTGGATCTGTTAAATTCCAAGCTGCAGCTGCAGCAGGTTCTGTAACTTATACTTTACCATCTGCTGATGCATCAGTTTCTGGTTATGCCTTAGTCAGCAATGGTTCAGGAACTCTTTCTTGGGCTGCAGCTGGTGCTACACTAGCAGCTGATACAAGCACTACTACTCTGTATCTTGGAATGAGCACTGCTAGTACTGGTGCGTGGACTTCTGCTAAAGTTAACACAAGTTTAGTATATAATGCTTCTACAAATATTTTAAGTACTCCAGGACTTGCGGTTACTGCTTCAACTGTTTCTACTACTGCTGCTACTGGTGCTCTTATTGTAACTGGCGGTGTTGGTATTGGCGGTGCTGTATTTACTACTGGAAACATTACTTCTGCAGCAGACATTGTTTCTAACTCAGATAGAAGAATGAAAACTGATATCCAACCAATTACAAATGCGTTGGAAAAAGTTGAAGCCATTAATGGTGTAACATTCTTTAAGACTGGTGTAGAAAAAAGAACAGCTGGTGTTATTGCTCAAGATGTCTTGGCAGTTCTTCCAGAAGTTGTTCATGAAAATGAAGATGGTATGCTTTCTGTTTCGTATGGAAACATGGTTGGTCTATTAATTGAAGCAATCAAAGAACAACAGAAACAAATTAACGAACTAAAAGCAAAGTTAGGAAACTAATATGGCAATTCCAACAAGTAGAGAAACATTAAAAGATTATTGTCTACGAGAATTGGGCGCACCTGTTCTCGAGATAAATGTGGATGATGATCAACTTGAAGATCGTATTGATCAGTCATTAGACTTTTGGAGACTATACCACTATGATGGTATTGAAAAAGTTTATCTCAAACATCAAATTGCTGCTGGCTCTTTAGAAATTACTGGAGTAAATGCAGCTTCTTTTGTAGTTAGTGATACTGTTACTGGTGCTACTAGTGGAGCAAAAGCAAAACTATATCCTGGAGCAGATACTAATACTTTAAAGATTGCTCGTGTAACTGGTGCATTTATTGCTGGTGAAACTGTTTCAGACCAACATGGTCATACCGCAACTTTAGCTGCAACTAATTTCTATACACCTAGTGATCTTGAAAACGGATATGTGCCAATAGCAGATTCTGTTTACGGTATCATTCGTGTTCTTCCGTTATTCTCTAGTCAGTCTAGTTCAAGAAATATTTTTGACTTACAATATCAATTAAGATTAAACGATCTGTATGACTTGGCTAGTACTTCAATCATTTACTACACAACTGTTATGCAACATTTGGCGACATTAGACTTAGTTCTAAATGGTCGTCCAATCTATCGTTTCAATAGATTACAGAACAGATTATTCCTAGACATTGATTGGAAAGATGCAAACAAAGTTGACATCGGTCAATTTTTAATTATTGAAGCATATCGTGCTCTCGATCCAAATGAATTTACTAGAGTTTGGAATGAGCAATGGTTAAAGAAATATGTAACTGCTCAGTTCAAAAGACAGTGGGCTACCAACATTAAAAAGTTTAGTGGTATTCAACTTCCTGGAGGAGTTACCTTAGACGGAGATAAATTATATGATGAAGCAAAAAGCGAAATAGAAGATTTGGAAAATGAACTACAAAACAAATCTGCTCCACTAGATTTTTTCATGGGATAAATTGTGGCACGAAATGTATACTTTTCTCATGGCACTAAAGACGAACAATATCTAATTGAAGATTTGATCGTAGAATCACTGCAAATATATGGGCAGGACTTCTACTATATTCCAAGAAAACTAGTAGCCAAAGATGACATCCTTGGTGAAGATCGTTTAAGCGAATTCAAAACAGCATACCCAATAGAAATGTATCTCGAAAATGTTGATGGATTCGAGGGACAAGGTGCGTTCGTACAGAAATTTGGTTTAATGATGGAACAGTCTGCCACACTAACAGTTGCTCGTCGTAGATGGGATCAGTTAGTAGGAAGATTCGGGCAGACTCAATTACCAATCAGACCATGTGAGGGAGATTTACTTTACTTCCCTCTAACAAAAGGTTTGTTTGAAATCAAATTTGTAAAACATCAAGATCCATTTTATCAGTTAGGTAAACTTTATGTTTATCAGTTACAAGTTGAATTGTTCCAGTATGCTTCTGAACATATTGATACTGGTGTTAAAGAAATAGATGTATTTGAAAGTCTAAAATCTTACGATACTGACTACGCAAGAAACGCTACAGGTTCATTAACTAAAGTAACTATCACTCAAGCTGGTTCTGGATATAATGCAACACCTTCAGTAACTGTAACTGGAGGTATTGGTGTAGAGGGTAATCAGAAAGCAAGACTATCTGCTACTCTAGTCAATGGTTCAATTTCTGCTATGAATATTTTAGATGTTGGAACTGGATACGATTCTGCTCCAACTATCACAATAGGTAATCAATGGACAGCATCAACTGTATTATCAACAAATACACAAGTGTTCCATCTAACTAAATTATATACAGTTACTACTGGTGGTTTAAGTGGATCAACTGCTCCAACTCATTCTACTGGTGCTGTTACTAATGGAACAGCAGTATTAACATATGTTGGTTTAGCAGCAAAGGCTACTGCTTCTATCGAACCAAATGCAGACTTGCCACAATCATATGGCGATAATACTAAATTTAAATCAGAAGCTACTGATCTTTTATTCGATACAAATAATCCGTTCGGAGATGTACAATAATGCTTAACATACCTCCATTTTATCACGGATTAACAAGAAAAGTTATTGTTGCTTTTGGATCTCTTTTTAGTAATATTAAGATCGAGCGAGCAGATAACGATGGAACAGTACAACAAACTATTGTAGTTCCACTAGCATACGCACCGAAAGAAAAGTGGCTAGTTCGTATTGAACAAGATCCTACTTTGGAAAGAAATGTTTATACAACTTTACCAAGAATGTCTTTCGAAATAACTGGTATGTCTTATGACGCACAACGAAAGGTTGGTCGTATGAATAAAATTACCTGCTATAAAACAAATGGAGCCAGCCCTGCTACACTCACTCAACAGTATGCTCCTGTACCATATAATATTGATATCTCTCTTTATGTTTTAACTAAAACGCAAGAAGACGGATTACAAATTGTTGAACAGATTCTACCATTCTTCACTCCAGAATTTACATTAAGTTTAAATGCTATTCCAGATATGAATGTTGTGTTAGATGTTCCTATTATTTTACAAAGCGTTAATGTTCAAGATGATTACGATGGAGATTTTCAAACTCGTAGATTCGTAACTTATACATTAAACTTTACGCTGAAGGCTAATTTCTTTGGACCAGTTGGAAGTAATGGACCAATTAAAACAGTTTACATCGATAAACTTACTACTCCAAACAGAAAATATACTGCTACTGGAGATTTTGAAACTGGAACTATATCAGAACATTGGAATGATGCATTTTAATTATGGCTGAAATATATAATGCAAATCCCAACTTAAAAGCAATCGGTGTATCTGTTCAGTTTACACCCGAGCAGGTTCAAGAGTATATTAAATGTAAAACAGATTACATTTATTTTATCGAAACTTATTGTCAAATCGTTTCTCTTGACAGAGGTTTAATTCCATTCAAACTGTATGATTGCCAGAAAAAGAAATTAAAAATTATCCATGAGAATCGTCGTGTTATTCTTATGGAAGGTCGTCAGCAAGGTAAGACTACCACTTCTGCAGCATACATCCTCTGGTATACTCTATTTCAACAAGCAAAAAATGTGGCTATTTTAGCAAACAAAGCTACAGCTGCACGAGAAGTTCTTGCTCGTTATCAAGTAATGTATGAAGGCTTACCTATTTGGCTTCAACAAGGTGTCAAGTCTTGGAACAAAGGTGATGTTGAATTAGAAAATGGATCAAAGGTATTCACTTCAGCTACATCTACTTCTGGTATTCGTGGTAAATCTGTTAACCTACTTTATGTAGACGAAACTGCAATCATCCCAAACACTGTTGCCGAACAATTCTTCACTTCTGTTTACCCTACTATTTCTGCTGGTGAAACAACAAAGATTCTTTTAAGTTCAACTCCACTAGGTTACAATCACTTCTGGAAATTCTGGAATGATGCTGAGAATGGTCGTAATGGTTTCGTAAACTGTTTCATTCCATACTGGGAAATTCCAGGTCGTGATGAAAAGTGGGCTGCTGAACAAAGGGCTGTTCTTGGCGATCTAAAATATAATCAAGAGGTTCTTTGTAAGTTTCTTGGATCTGCTCTTACTCTGGTCAATTCAGATACAATCGCAATGTTGTCTCCGTCTTATCCAGTCTATCAAAAGAATGGATTAGATGTTTACGAAGAACCAATCTACGAGATGGAAACTGGAAAGCTGGATGATAAGGGTAATCCCGTTATGAAAGCACCTCACTCTTATGTGATTATTGCCGATGTGGCAGCAGGTGTTGGTGGAGATTACTCTGCATTCTCAGTTATCGATATCACAGAAGCACCATATAAACAGGTGGCTAAATATAGAAAGAATGATATATCTCCTCTGTTATATCCAAATATTCTCTATAAGGTAGCTAAAGATTATAACCAAGCCTACATTTTGATTGAGATAAATATAAGCGATCAGGTTGCTTCAATCCTACATCAAGATTTAGAATATGAGAATATTTTATTCGTGAACAGAAATTCCCAAGGTCAAAATGTATCGGGTGGCTTTGGAGGGGGTAAAACCCAGCTGGGTGTTGTAACAGATAGAAAAGTTAAGAGAATTGGCTGTATGAACTTTAAGACTCTGATGGAAGAACAGAAACTGTTAATTCCTGATGCAGATACGATTTCAGAGATTACAACCTTTATCGAAACAAGAGGTTCTTATGCTGCAGATGATGGTTACAATGATGATCTAGTTATGAGTCTAGTTCTATTCTCGTGGCTAACTACACAACCATACTTTAAAGATTTAAACGATATAAACTTGAGAGACTTAATATACAGGTCTAGAATTAAAATGATCGAAGATGAACTAACTCCATTCGGATTCATTTCAGATGGACAAGGTTCTGAGGAGCCAGTGTTGTATAACTTCTAAAAAATGGAAAAAACTAAATAAAGAAGTGAATGCTCAAATGGCACAAACAAATAACATGTAAATGTAACAAGGAGAATTACAATGCCTTTTCAACTTAGTCCAGGTGTTGCAGTCGTAGAAAAAGACTTTTCATCAATCGTTCCAGCAGTTAGTTCTTCTGTCGGTGCTTTTGCTGGGGTGTTTGAGTGGGGTCCAGTTCTTGAACCTGTAACAATCTCTTCAGAGAATGTTCTAGTTCAAAGATTCGGAAAACCTAACGATTCCAACTTCCAATCTTTCTTTTCAGCAGCAAATTATCTGTCTTATACAAATAACTTGTTAACAGTTCGTGCTGACACAACAAACGCAAAAAATGCTGTAGAAATCACCTCTGGTGGCGTAACTGCGATTACTGTTGGAACTGCTGGTAGCGGATATACTTCTACTGCTGCTGCTCCTGCTGTAACAATCTCTGCTCCGCAAGGTGCTGGTGGTGTTCAAGCTACTGGTACTGCTGTACTTTCTGGTGGTGCTATTACTGCTGTTGCAGTTACTACTGGTGGTTCTGGTTATACTACTGCCACTGTATCTATTACAGCTGCAGCTGGTGATACAGGTACTGGTGCTACTGCTACTGCTACTTTATCCAGCGGTGCTATTACTGGTATTACTATTACTAGTGGCGGTTCTGGTTACAAAGCTACTCCAACAATCTCTGTTTCTGGTAACTCTGGATCATCAGGATTTGTTGCTGGTGCAGTTACTATCGGTTCTTCAAGTATTACTGGTATTACTATTACTCAAGCAGGTACTGGTTATACTTCTGCTACAGTAACTGTTGCTGCTCCTACTTCTGGTGTAACTGCTTTAGCAACTGCTACTACTACAGGTGCTGGTATTAAAATTAGAAATGCTCAAGAATATTCAACTACATATTCTACAGGTGCTGGTATCTATGGCGAGTTCGCTGCAAAATATCCAGGATCTAAAGGCAACAGTTTAAAAGTTTCTTACTGTGATGGCGCAACATGGTCAACTTGGGCATATAAGTCTGAGTTCGATTCTGCTCCTTCAACTTCAACTTATGCTGCCAGCGTTGGTGGTTCTTTAGATGAAATGCATCTAGTAGTTGTTGATGAAGATGGTTTGTGGACTGGTACTCCAGGAACTGTTCTTGAGAAATTTGCTTTTGTTTCTAAAGGTTCAGACGCTAAGAAACCAGACGGAACTAGTAGCCACTACAAAAATGTAGTAAATACTAATTCAGAATATATCTGGTGGATGGATTATCCAACTGTTGGTACAGACTGGGGTACTTCATGCAACTCTAATGTATTCGTAAATTTATCTACAGCATATACAGCTTCTTTAACTGGTGGTGTTGATGACTACGCAATGACTGCTGGTCAACAACAAACTGCTTACAATTTGTTTAGCAATGCTGAATTGTATGATGTAAGTTTGATTATTGCTGGTAAAGCTACTGCTGCTACTGCTAAGATCATTACTGATATCGCTCAAACTCGTGCTGACTGTGTAGCATTTATCTCTCCACAAGATGTTGCAACTGGTGATCCAATCATCGGTAATACTTCTACTCAGACAGATAAAGTTGTTGCTTACCGTAATGCAGTTAACACTATTCACAGCTATGCTGTAATTGACTCTGGTTTCAAATATCAATACGATCGTTACAACGATCAGTATCGTTATGTTCCATTGAACGCTGACATTGCTGGTCTATGTGCTCGTACTGATTACACTAATGATCCATGGTGGAGTCCAGGTGGCTACAATCGTGGTCAGATCAAGAATGTTGTTCGTCTTGCTTACAACCCAGACAAAACTGAAAGAGATACTCTTTACAAAGCTGGTGTTAACCCTGTTGTTAGTTTTCCAGGTCAAGGTATTATCCTTTACGGTGACAAGACAATGCAGACTAAACCAAGTGCCTTCGATCGTATCAATGTGCGTCGTTTGTTTATCGTTCTTGAAAAAGCGATTGCAACTGCTGCTAAATTCCAGTTGTTCGAATTCAATGACGGATTTACTCGTTCACAATTCAAGAATTTGGTAGAACCATTCTTGCGTGATGTCCAAGGTCGTCGTGGTATCGTTGATTTCCGTGTTAAATGCGACGAAAGCAATAATACTGGCGAAGTTATCGACCGCAACGAGTTTGTTGCTGATATCTTTATCAAGCCAAATCGCTCTATCAACTTCATTACTCTCAATTTTGTTGCTGCTCGCTCTGCTGCGAACTTCAGCGAGATTGGTGGTTAATGACTAAATAGAGAATAAAGGAGATAACAAATGGCAAATATTGCTGATTTTAAAGCCCAACTGATCGGTGGCGGTGCTCGCCCTAATCAGTTCCGTGTAGACTTAACATTCCCATCTTATGTAACATTAGGTGCGATTGCTGGTCTGCAAGGACAGTTCCTATGCCGTGCAAGTTCATTGCCTGCTTCTACTTTAGAGAATATTCCAATTCAATATCGTGGTCGTGCAATTAATGTTGCTGGTGAAAGAACTTTTGAACAGTGGCAAGTTACAATTTACAACGATACTAATTTCAACATTCGTAACGCTTTTGAAGTCTGGTCAAACGGAATTCAACAAAACGCTACAACATTAGGTCGTGTAAATCCTCGTGATTATCAAGTCGATATGTCTTGTAGTCAATTGGATCGTAACGGAGCTTCTGTTAAAACATACAAGTTTGTTGACGCATATCCTATCGCAGTTAGTGCTATTGCTTTGGATTTCGAAACAACAAACCAAATTGAAACTTTTGATGTGACATTCCAGTACAACTATTGGACTTCTGACACTTCTACTTCAGGCTCTTCATTCGGAGTCTCTGGTACTGTCAATACTCCAATTGGTTCATTCCCACTTTAATCTTTAAAGATTAAGGTGTAACTTGAGGTTATATAATGGCTGAATTATTCGGTTTTGAGATAAAACGAAAAAAGGAGAAGGATCTACCTTCAGTGGTTGCTCCTTCACTTGATGATGGCTCGATGATAACCACTAGCGTAAATGCTGGTGGTTATTATTCACATGTCATAGACATGGATGCTTTAGTCAAAAATGAAAATGATTTAATTAAAAGATATCGTGAAGTTGCTCAGTATCCAGATTGTGATACTGCTATTGATGATATTATCAATGAAGCAATTGTAGCTGAAGAAGATTCTGATGCTGTAAAAATTATCGCAGATGATATACAAGTGTCAACTGCTATTAAGAATAAAATTCGTGTTGAGTTCGATACAGTTTTAGAATTATTAGATTTTAAAAATAAAGGTCATGACCTTTTCCGTAGATGGTACATTGATGGAAGATTATACTTTCATATTTTAATTGACGAAAAGAATATTAAAAACGGTATCGTTGAACTAAGAACTATCGATCCACGAAAAATTCGTAAGATCAAAGAAGTTAAAAAAGCCAAAAACACTAAGGGTGTTGAGGTTGTCGTTGGTGTAGATGAATACTACATGTATAACGATAAAGGAATTACAGAAAATACAGCGCAAGGTACTAAACTGTCTCTTGACTCTGTATTGTATTGTGGTTCTGGTATGGTTGATTCAAATACTGGAATGATGCTTTCTTATTTACATAAAGCAATTAAACCTGTCAACCAATTAAAAATGATTGAAGACGCTGTAGTTATCTACCGTATCAGTCGTGCTCCAGAACGAAGAATATTTTATGTTGATGTGGGTAATCTGCCAAAAGTAAAAGCAGAGCAATATGTTAATGACTTAATGAATCGTTACAAGAATAAAATTGTTTACGATGCAGCGACTGGTGAAGTCAAAGATGATCGTAAACATATGTCAATGCTTGAAGATTTTTGGATGCCTCGTCGTGAAGGTGGTAAGGGTACAGAAATTACTACACTTCCAGGTGGTCAAAATCTTGGTGAGATCCAAGACATCCAATATTTCCAAACAAAATTATATCAAGCACTGAATGTGCCAACCAGTAGACTACAAGCAGATAATGGATTTACTCTTGGTCGTTCTACAGAAATTAGTCGTGACGAATTAAAGTTCCAAAAATATATTGCAAGAGTTCGTAGAAAATTCGCAATGTTGTTTAGCGATGCGTTGAAAGTTCAACTTATCTCTAAGGGTATTATTCGTGAAGACGAATGGACTGATATCAGTAATAAAATACGATTTGACTACATGAAAGATAATTATTTTGCCGAGTTAAAAGACTCTGAAATTTTAAATAGTCGTGTACAAGCATTAGTATTGATTGAGCCATATATTGGTAAATATTACTCAGTAGAATGGGTAAGAAAACATGTTCTTCGTATGTCTGAAGATCAGATTGAAGAGATCGACAAACAGATCAAAGATGAAGAAGAACTACATATGACTCATGCGGAAACGCAAGGAACTCTTGCTGGTGTTACTCAAGTAGCACAACAACAGCATTTACAAGATAATGGTATGGGCGGTGATGAACAATCACCTAACCAAGAACAAGGAGATAAGAAATGAGCACTCGTGATTTGATTGATGCAATTCAAGCAGGGGATTCAACTAAGGTTGATGACACTTTTAATTCTGTAATGGTTCAGAAAGTTTCTGAAAGATTAGACGCTATGCGTGATGACCTTTCACAAAACATGTTCAGGGCTGTTGATTCATCAGCAGCACCAGCAGAAGCTGCAGAAGGTAATGAGTAATAGTTTTAGCTCTTTCAAAAAACAAATCCTTGATAACTCTGGATTTGTTGAAACATTTCATTTATATGGTAACTCAGTTCAAGTAACAAAATCGAATGAAGTTTATATTGATGGTGTAAATACTGGTTCAGTAGATACATTAGAGGAAGCGAGAGAATACGCTAAGAAATATATTGAGAATAAGACACTATTACAAAACATTGATAATACGATTCCAGAA